CTTCGGGGTTTTCCCGTCCCCCCGTGGCTTCGTCAAGATGGCCACTGCGCCCCCCGACACCGTTATTCCAACGATTCGTGAGCGGCCGCACGAGACACGCGAGCGTCTCGCCGCGGGGGCGGATGACGGCCGCCTGGCATCCCGTGCCGGCGGCTCTTCAAAAGGGGACCCGTCCTCCACTGACGGTGATGGACCCTCACGTGGAGGCAAGGCAAGGGCTAAGGCTAATCGCAAGCCACAGCGCCCTGCCCTTAGGTCTGAGCGCAAAGGGGCACGCCCGCTGCGTGCTAAACCTGCGCCCAAGCGCAGGAGCGCCCCGAACCTCAATCACCCCCTCCCATCAGGCAAGCTCCGCGACAACCGCATGCCGGTCCGCCTTCCGAAACCAAGGTGGACAGGCAAGTCGAGCATTGACGTCCACAATGCCCCAGTTGCGATTAGCGAGCTTCGTGGCTCCGTTCAGCCCCACTTCAAGATGAGTGGTGACGGGACTCAGATCACGGTGCGCCGCACGGAGTACGTCGAAGACATCAAGAATACGAGTGAAGACTTCCTGCTCAAGAAGTACGTTCTGACACCGACCAACACCACTCTCTTTCCTTGGCTCTCCGGCATTGCCGCACGCTACGAGTGCTACTCCTTCAATGGGATCACAATACACTATTGTTCCACCTCGCCCACCTCCACTGCGGGGATGGCGGGGCTGGCTGTCGAATATGACGCCACCGACAATGACCCCGTCGACAAGCACCAGTTCCTCAACATCTGCCCAGCTGAACGAGCTAGTGTTTGGTCTGCCCAGTCTCTCCACCTCACTAAGCAGGACTTGAACATCCTCACTGGCGAGAACGGGATGCGTTTCTGCGGGGATCCGATGGACAACGACACCCTGGGCACGATGGCCATGGATGGTGATGCCCACACCACCCTCGCTGGCCGTGTCTTCATGATGATGCAAGACGTCGACCGGGTTGGCACCGCCGGCGAGATGTGGGTGGAATACAGCGTCAATCTCGGCGTGCCCGATTATGCACCTGCCTGCAACGTCCCCCTACCCCTTAGTGTCCACGGCCGCGGCTCTGACACCTCCCAGTTTTCTTACTCGGATGGGTGGTTTGGGTCCTTGACCACCATTGCCGCTGGGACCAACCAAACGCGCGGCCTAGTTGGCATCGAGATTGGTGTCAACACGCTCACTTTCAAGCTGCCCGGCAAGTACTACTACCTCCGCATGAGGAGTGAATGCCTTGCCGGTGCGCTGCTCTCCGACAGTGTTGTTGGGGGGTGGGTTTGGTCAGGAGCGGGTGGACACACTACGCTCTACCAGACGAAGATCCTGCGAAACCAGAACTCCCTTGCGTCAACTACTGCCTTTGAATGGTTTATAGCTGTCAAGACCAACACCGTTGCCGACGGAGGGCCCGTGCCTGACGCACCCTCTGTCATGACCTGGGATCTCATCACACCTGGCATTGTTGCAGCTGGGAACTACATGAAGGAGAGCAGCCTCTTTGGCTTCGAGGTTGCAAGGGACGACTATACCTACGGTCTTGGCTCCCTCGATTGTGAGGAGGAGGTCGATGCCGACGATGGGAAGCAGGCTTCTGACCCACCTGACACTGAGGACTGCCCCCCCTCCGGGCTCAGCACCCCCGGGAGCGGGTGGGTCATGGCTCGTGCCTCACAGGTCCTCGGATATGCCGATGACAGCAAGGTGCGACTGCTCTAACAACCCCAACAAGGGGATGCCCCGTTCGGGGGGCTTTAGAAATACCGCGCGCTCGGCGCCACCTCAAGACCCGTTGTCATCGGGCGCCTGCAATGGCGAACCCACTGGGTTCCAAGAACCCAATGGGTTCAAAACAAGGAAAGGGAGAGGAGAGAAACAAACACACAGAAATGCACACACAGAAACAAGCACACACAAGCCGGAAATAATATTGGCTAGACGTGTTAAATAACGTTGTCGGAGCGGTTACGTCTCTTTGAGAGAGACACGCGCGAGTCGGTGGAATAAGGTCATGGGAACGGGTCGAACAAAAGGACCCCAGCCCATGCCCGCTTACGCTTTCAATGCAGCGTCGGTGGGTCGCCCTGATAGGCCCCTGCTTCGGCAGGAGTCTTGGCCACCTCACACTCGGAAAACAACAGAAACACACAGAAGCCACAATCCTCGTCGACGATCTTCGGAAAGGCGACGGGGCGCGCGGAAGGTTCACACCCCGCTTTTAACGCGACGTGGGTTAGGTCCGCAACAACCGTAGACCCACTGACCTTAGCAAAATGGAACAGCCCCCGGCGATTCTTATCACCAATGCACAGAGACTGAACAACCAGCAAACCCCCCCCCAGGATCTCCCCCTGGATGACTCGATGGCCCGCATCGAGGAGCAGTACAACAAGCCCCGCGCAAGCGGGCGCGACGCGACGTCGCGCAGGCATCTGCAATCTCCATTTCCCCGCCGCTTCGCACCAAGTGAGGAGCGTGCTCTCGTTTTCGATTTCAAAGAGCAACCGTCTCCAACACCGCTCGCTCATTTCGACTATCACCAGTGGCGCGAGGCCTTCGCCGCTGGCCCCAACGACCTGGTTGACATCCACCGTTGGCGTCCCGCACTGATGCCGACCGAATTCTTTGAGGTCTCCCTCAGCAGCGATGAAGACATTCCGCTCAATATGAACCGTTCCTCCCATCAAGAACACGTTGGGCAGCGAGCCGTCCGAGACTCGAGTGATGAGCTCTTCGAGAGATACGAGAAAGCGTTGCGGAAAGGGAGCACCCGCAGGAAGCAGCGAAGTGACAAGGCACGTGCAAAGCCACGGCGCTTCACTTCTGCGGAACAGAGAAAATACAAACACATGGTCGCCGGCGATGGTGCTGTCCGACGCGGCCAGCGGCGGCAGGAAGGCAAGCGTCGCGGTGGCGGCGGTGAGCGGAAGGGCAAGGGGTGGCAGGATGAATGCCCAGATGACAAGTATGGCGTCACTTGTCCTGCTGAATGCCCCTACTTCCACTATGCCGAGCCCAAGGAATGCAAGTTCTACGCCACTGGCGACTGCAAGCGTGGTGATCGGTGCGCCTTCCTTCACCTACCGCGCGAGGAATTCGATGACGTGTACCAGTGGCCAGACAATGACGTGCCTCGCGAGCGAGGCCTTCCAAACGCGGTGCCTGATGCCAACATTGGCCCCATAGTGGTGGCCGGCGACGCCGTCGCCATTGCTGCCGCTGTGCTCGCGCAGGTCCGGGCCATGTGGGCGGATGATCCGCGGCCGTTCCTCGCGCCCAATGAGGTGCGGTTCATGAGGACTCTTAACCCGGACTTCGAAAATGGCACTGAGCCGTGGGCTTTCGGACTCCTCGTGTCGCTGGCTGAACACTTTCACTGCCAGTACATCGACCCTCGTGACCGAGAAACATACGACCCCCCTGGTGAACCCATAGCTGACATCGTGGGCGACGAGCACAGGAACCCCTCAGAGATATACACGATGAGCATTATTCAGCCCCGCGACAGGCGGAAGCGCATCTCCTTGAGGGGCGATGACGACGACGGGGTGTTCACTGTTGGCACGACTCACCGCGTCGATGAGGACCACCTTCAGTATCACATTGAAGGCGGTGGGGATTTCCATGCCCGGGCCCACTTCCCAGATAGGGTGATTCAAACTGTCATCCTTGAGGTCTACGCTATCACCTCAGATGACGTGGAGGAAGAATACCAAGACCACCATTCTGACGCCAAAGCGCGAGTGCGCGCAATCACCAAGACTATCACGGACTATGGGACGGCGAAGCTCCTCACTAGCAGCCTCACGGGCGCAAACAGCGCCATTGACTGTAAGGTCGCAATGAGACGCATCCAGCAAAAGGCGAAGGAGGAGAATCTTATTGACCACGTGGACGACGCCCAGTACGAGGTGGTCACTGCGATGACCACCTCGTTGAATGCTGCCATCGACCTGCGGGAGGATCTCTACCTAGAGACAGCCCCCTACATGAAGGCGAGGTCAGGCTACAAGGACAAGTTCAACATGTACCTAAGACTGCTTACTGGCCACTTTGTGGGTGGAGAGGCTCGTGCCACCGTGCTGGAGCGGGCGGAGCTTGCCTCCGTCGACCTCAGCAGCGAAATACTGCTGCAGAGGAAGATCGACGCGTACTATGCGGAGAGACACGACAAGTTCCAACACAAAGTCATGGCCATCGGTGCTCTTAGCCTCCTCACGTATGCGTCGTATCGACTCCTCAAGTGGTGGGCACGCAGCAAGGCCACCGCGTGTATGGCGCGCCTCCTCCCCGCCCCCACATGCAGTGTCACAGCTCTGCCACCACCCATCGTGCAGGCTCTTGACCGGCCCACCAGCCATAGGAGGGCCCTCCGGCTGTCTGGCCAGGCCATAGAAGCCGCCACGAGAAGCGATGTCCCTGCGACAGGATGGAGCGAAGAGGCGTGGACAATGAGCAGCGTTGCCGCCCGAAAGTCGCGATTTCTGTTTGACTTTGTGGCGTACCCCGTATTCTGCGCGCCTATTATTGAGGAGCTGGCAAAGCGCATTCCCTACATTGGGAAGTGGGGCGTCACGACATACATAGTCATGGCGGAGCATGCTGCGACTCAGTACCAGACCGCTGCCTTCAACCGCCAAATAATGGAGGCAAGTGCCGTGGAGCCACCGGAAGTCGTGGCTGCCATTGCAACCGATTGTGAAGCGTACAAGGCACAGGCATCCTTCGACAGAAACCTGTGCGGTGTACTCCACTGCCTCTTTGCTAGGATGAACACTGGTGAGGCCATCGCAATGCATGCAGTCCACAACGTGGTCGCGACTGCCTCGTCCCTGACTGAGCTCTTTGGGTTTGAACATGGCATTAGTTGTGTCGAGGACCGCATTTTTCGCGGTTTGCTTGCCATATACTGCTCCTACCGCGTGTGCTCTCGGCGTGCCCCATCACTGAGAGACATCAGGCGAAAGGTGGGTGGCAGAGCCCTCCGTGCCAATAGAGGGAATGTAATGGGGGATGGCGCTGTCAAGCGTCTACTTCCAGTCTTTGCGTGTCCCTTTGGCACGCACTCTGAGACCACCATCGGCGATGTGTGCTTTCTCGAGCACAAGGCCGACCCCGCCCTTCCACTCGTCGACTCTTTTAGCGTCAGCGAGCCCAGTGACACCCGCTGCGTCCAGCAGTTTGGCTGCACTTCGAAGGCAGGGTTCTCAGTCGTGGGCGCGCGACCCTCAATATACCGATCGTGCGCCTGCAATGAG